GTGCCAACGCATCGCGATGTTTGGCCAACTTCCAACTAGCTCTGTCCAATAATCCACCATCATGTGGATTCCACTTGTATTGGATCCACAATCTTTTCTAGTCATATCTAAGCACCTATCCTTCTAGCTGGAAGTAGAAATATCCACTAGGACATGTGCTTGTCGTTGGTGCTGATGTACCGACTTTCCACTTAAACTTTTCACATTCTGCAATTCGACTTGAAAGACTTTTATCTGCTTTTTCTAAACTTGGAATCTTATCCTCGACGGTCTTTACACGCTTACTCACATCTGTGATATCTTTCGTATTGTCATTGATTGACTTTCCATGCGTAGTGATGTTGCCTTCATTTGTGGCCACTCGTTTGGTCACACCATCAATCAAACCTTTATTCGCTTTGATTTGATTCAATAAGTTTCCTGCAGTGTTTCCATCTAAAGCTTTTTCTAGCTCTGCCAGTAATGCATTGTATTGATCGTACATTGGCTGTGTTGGAAGCTTGTTCGTTCCATCAGTTACAAGACCACAGAATGTTTCATTTAAACGTGTGTCGATGATGTGCGCAGATGTGATTGCGGATGCATTACCTGGTACCTGGATGATTGCTAAAATAATTTCATAAATGTTTTCATTTCTAATTGGTGCTGTTGGCTTGCTTCCATTTCCTCTTACATACGTTAGAACACAATTGTTTGTAACTTTTGTATATCTGCATGAAATGTAATCGTAGCGTGTAGTAGATGATGCGATATCAATTGATAAAGTAACATCGGAAGTGTTTCCATAAGTAAATCCACCAATCGCACTTTTAGCACTAAATAAAAATGCATAACCAGGTGAAACTTTAATGTTCATTCCTCCGGATGCGGACACTTTCAAATCATCCCCGGTCGCATTAAAGATTCCTATGGTTCTACCAACATGATATAGACGAACATCTTCAGACAGATATTTTGTATTATCTAAAGGATATGCTTTTTGTGCCATATTTAACCTCCTATTCTATTTGTAGAATTAAATTGATTTTGGTGTCTTCGTTTCCCTCCTCCACAAAATCTATACCTGTAATACGTGCATAAACTTGTAGACCATATTTAATACTAATAACCGGGACAATATCACCAAGATCATAATCTCTTCCTAAGATAATTAATTTATCTTCAGGATTTAAAGTAAAAGAGAAGACAAATGCGCCTTCCCTGGTTTCTAGTAATTTTTCTTCTCCACGAATACGGAGTAATTCGTTGTATTCGCTATCTGAATACGTTTGCTCATTTCCGTTTGAATCTTTGTATGTTCGTTGCAAATCTCTTGCATCCACATACATTTCTATTAATGGCTCATTAGCCTCACGCATATCTACTGTAACCATTCTACGCTTCCCATCGTCATCGTCACCTAGAACATACGCAAAATTCTTGTATTTGGATAGCTCTACTTCGTATCTTTGTGCCAAAACATTTCCTAGATCATCTGAAAATTTTGCTTCATCTCTTCTGGATCCGGAATATATTTCAAAATAATTCAATACATTATTCTTGACAATCTCTCGATAGCCATATCCAACTAAAGCACAATACTTTTGAACTGTTTTTCTTAGACTTAACCAAGTTGTTTCGGAATCTGGTATTTTAGCTGTTAACCCTTTTGGATCTGCAACATTAATATCTAATCCGCGTTTATTATCAGATACACATTTTAATAACGATGATTCAACGTTTCTAACAGTCAATGTGTTTATATTAACTCGATCATCTAAATTATCCATATATCCACTGATAATTAATACCGTTTCATCGTCTTCCTTCGGTATAACAGATTTAATAAACATGATCTCATTCCGTTCCTGACAGACGATGCGATTGAATTTAACTAGATATTTTAAATTATCTGTTGTAGCTTTCGCATATATTACTGCTTTTCCTTCTTCACAATAACGAGGTTTCCATTGGATGCTTGTCACGTTTTGAAGCAGTGCTTGCTTCTTTCCTTCACGATCAAAAATAAAATAATTCATTAGACACCAGCTCTCACTGTTTCAAACGACAATTCTACAATCAAGTTTTGTTCATTTGTATCAGCACTATATCTTAATACATTCTCACCCACTGCCAATTGGAAGAAAATACTATCGAAATCCATCATCCAAAATACATTTATCACTTCTTCTCCACGAAGCAAGTGACAATATTTTTGATTTGTATAAGTGCTTATTTCCAAGATATCTCCATTTTGCATCGTAAGATCATGATTCTTTCCAAATGATAAATGATCCTGTGTAACAACATTCACAATTTTTGGATTTTTGATTTCTGCTTCAGCTTTCATTTGTAAAATAAACCCAGTCGGAAGATCTCCTTTGTTCGAGAATGTTAATAGCGGCTGCCATATTCTTGTTGATATAGTGAACGGTACAGTGCTTGAGTAACTTTGTGGAAACATAAAATTAGATTCAAGTTTATTAAAACTTATTAATTGCGCTTCTTTTTCTTTTGGATAAGGATATGCTGCATGCAGCATAAATTGAAAATCTTGCCAGTTCCTATCCCAACTAATGTATGGAGTTTCCTTTGGCTCGACATCCCAATATACATCAATTCCTTCTTCTTCATCAATATAGCGAAATGTAGCTGCAACCCCTGGAAGAATTACAGCTAACATTTTCTTGCGAACGTTTGGATCGTTTTTGAATTTACCAGTAATCGTAAAATCTTTAGGTTCTACAACCTTACCGGTAATTGATGATCCAATTTGATTAGAAACTGTTGATTCGGAAAGTGTAATGCTATTTTTAGATAATCCCATATCATCTGTAATATGGATTCCTGTAGCTCTTGAAAATTCAATGCTATCACCATTTGCATTTGTATAGATTACTTTTCTCATGCCCACACGCTCCTTTTCAACATTGCTTGTGTTCTAATTTCCATTTCGTAAGGACTAAGCTCCTTTGCAGAATTAATTGTCTGATAAAAGTTTGTAACCGGTCCTTGCGGAATACCTGTAGTATTTTTGTCTGGATCTACTTTAAATTTAGCCACGTTTCTTATATCACCAAAATTAAATGACGTTCTTGCACTTTGCATTGCTCTTTTGCCTAAATTACGCATAGCAATAATAAGACTATCGTCTTCTTCAACACCTGCAGCTGCACCCTGTGGAATAAATTGGCCAATTTCTTTTTTTGCTTTTCTAGAAGGTGACTTAATGCCTAAGAAAGACTTTACAGAATCAAAAGCACTCTTCGCAATATTCATCAAAGCACTTCCAATCGCTCCTCCGGCTGCTCTAATTCCACCTACAATACCACTAATGATATTGGATCCAATAGACACCCAATTATAAGAGGAGAATGCGCCAGCAGCCTGAGCTAGTATTCCAGGAATCGCCCCAAGCAATTGTGGCACCGCCTGTAATAAACCAGTACTGACCATAATCAAGATTTGCACACCTTTGCCTAAGAAATCAGGCAAGTGTGATGCAATTAAATTAACTAAGTTCACTAATATACCTAGCAATGTACTAAGAATACTTGGTAGGCTCTGCAAAATACCGGTAGCAATATTTTTAATTACTTCTATACCTTTTGCCAGGAATTCAGGCATTTTAGAAAGCAATGTATTTAACATCGAAATTGCAGTATTCGAAATACTTTCCACTACTGTCGGAAGACAAGATACAATTCCTTGAACTAAATATAAGATCAATTCTAATCCTGTTTCTAGAAAACTAGGTAGATTTTCCAACAGACAAGTAAGCATTGACGTTACCATTGTCTGAATCTCTGCCATGATTATTGGAAAATTTGTGACAATTCCAGATACCAATCCATCAATCACATTCTTTCCTTGTTCCATGAAAGCTGGTAATTGTAATGCGATTGTGCTAACTGCTTGAACTACCATACTAGAAACTTGTGTGCCTAATCCAGGAACACTTGTAGTAAAGAATGTCCCAATCTGAGCTAACATAGATCCTAATCCAGCGATCAATGCTGGAACAGCTTGACTAATACCTGTAACTACTGCTTGTGGCAGAGCTACAATAATATTTCCAACCATAGGCAATAGGTTGCCGAATATAAACGTTGAAGTTGTTTTAACTAGATTTGTCATTGGAACTGTAATGTCTGCTCCAATTGAAAGATTTCCTAAGAAGTCTTGAGCAGCTGCTTTCATTGCTCCAAAAGATCCAGTCAATGTAGTTGATGCTTCTTTAGCTGTGGTCCCGGTAATATCTAGATTTTCCTGGATTGCGTGAATTGCTTCATATACATCACTTAAATTGTTAATGTCGTATTTAACACCTGTTAATTTCTGTGCATCCTGTAGCAATCGCTCCATTTCAGATTTCGTACCACCATATCCTAGCTTCAAGTTATCAAGCATTGTGTAGTTCTGCTTAGCAAACCCTTGATATGCGTTTTGTATGGATTCCATGTCTGTACCCATTTTGTTTGCGTTATCTGACATATCAATCATAGCCATATTGGCCACTTCTGCTGCCTTTGCAGTGTTCCCACCCAAACTTGAGATCAATGACGCAGAGAATGATGTAACATTATTCATGTATTCATTTGCAGATACTCCGGCAGTTTTAAATGCCTGACTAGCATAATTTTTAACAGTATCAGCATTTTTTTTAAATAGTGTTTCGACACCTCCGAGTGATTGTTGGAGGGATCCTCCTTGCGTTAACGAAGCCCCTAGAAAAGCCCCAATACCTCCGACGGTAATCGCACCTTTTAAATTCGACACTAAAGCAGAACCAATTGTAGATCCGGATGATTCTCCGGCCGTCTGTGATTCTCCTTTTAGTGCATCAGTGATTTTTCCTTTAATACCTTTGGCAGATGGTACAATCTGCACATAGGCAGTACCTGCATTAGCCGGCATATTAATCACCTACCAATTCTTTTTTTAATCTTTCGAACTCTTCAACAGATTCAAAAGATTCAATATCCGATTCATTATCATTTGTTTTTCCCATTAACGCATCCACCATCATGGCAGGACGATTATTTCCTTCTTGCCCATCTTTCGATTGGAACCATACCAATAAACTCAGACGATCCATAATAGATGCCAACAGAAAATCGCGTAATGATAACTTCTCATCCATCATTTTTAATTTGATTCGAGAATCATCCCTTAAGCCAACTGATAAAGTCGCTACTAGTCTTGCTGGTAGCGACTTATAGTTATATATCTGATACGTTTCTGCAAGATCACAGATTAGCGCATCTTCATCTCTCGAAATCATGTTGGCCAGGGCTATTAGTTTTTTGTTTCTTTTTTTGCGGCCAGGATCTCTACAATCATTTCTGATACAGTTTGTGCAGAAACAATACCATCCTCTGTTCGAACAAAATCATACATTTTTTTCTTTTGTTCAGGTCCTAACAATAAAGTTAACACCTTAGACACTGCCAATAGGTTCCCGTCATCAATATCAGCCAAAGCATCAATAAGTTCCATGTTGTCCGCTCTTTCGTCCGTAATTTCGAACGCGAAACCATTTTTAGTAACTCCACTAATCATTTCTACGCACCTGCTTTCTTTTTAAAATACTCATGATGTGTTGCACCATCCTTATCAGGTAAAGCTAACATTGATATTTCGTAGCCCACTGGCTCATTGTCTTTATATGCAATTTCACCTAATTCAGTAAGCGAAGCTTGCGGAATCACAACACGTTTTAAAACACCACCTTTTAGAATCATATCGATAACATAAGATTTATCCTTGAGTTCTTCCACTGTTGCTTTTACAGACAATCCTTCTTCTAAATTACCTGTAACATTCTTATCTCCATATACATTCTTTAATACATTTACATTTAATCCTTCGATTAATTTGTATTTAAAGATGTCGTTTTTTTCTGTTTGAGAATTTACAACAACATCTCCACCCCAAGCTTTTACCTGTTCGGTCTTCATAGAGTTGTCGTTTTTAACACCATCTTCTGAAATATAGCCTAAACTTACGAATGCTTTATCTAGTTCAGATGTAGCATCTGTAGGTAGCACAGTTCCAACATCTGCAACATACATAGAACCACCAATTTTAGGCTTTGCGGCAGTAACATTTTCAACACTAGACATATTTTTTCCTCCTAATATGTAATATCAAAAATACACTGGTAGCGATATTTTTTAGTACTTGGATCAGTGAAATTGTAATCACTGTTTAATTTGACCTTAAATATTTCATCCAGTGTAATCATGTTTTTCATTTTTTCAATAACTTCTCTATTCAATAAAGCAGCCTCATACATCGAATCTGCATAAGACTGCAGTGCAAAAGTAGCCATATTAATATGCTCTTCTTCTCCACTTCCTGTTTTTTCTATACGAACATATGTATCTGGTGGATTTGGTGGGATCTCCATAAATACATCAACAGACAGAACTTCTTTTAAGTAGTTTAATAATACTATTTCAATCATTTTCCTAATGCCTTCATTAATGTATTATGCTTCAAATTACTGTAATACGCGTGTGGTGTAGATGCCTTAACTTTTGCTCTAACACGTTTAGCACCTACTTTTGTCTCCAATTCATATCCTTCGCCACATGCCTCTAAAACAGACCTAGCTTTTTCTTCACAAATCTGTTTAAGTTCATCAGATTTCAGTAATTGGCCAATGCCTT